CCATTATTGGCTTCTGCTGTTAGGGTAAAGTTATTATCCGGCGTGACAGACAGGCCGAGTTGATGCTTGATTGCTTTGATAAGGCTCAATTTGGGTTACTCCATTGATAAGTAGGCTTCTTTGTCCTTCTTCCGTGCAGAAATATATTCAGCGCCGATTGCGACACCCCATAATCAGCGGCAACGTCTCTCTACCGAGGCGGCTAACCATCCCCCATTCAGGGTTTTCTGCAATTGGTCGCCATTCTTCTTGATGTGACATTATGCAGCCCTCACAAGTACCCCGGAGAAGTCGGAGCAGATCACGTTCAGAGTACCACTTGGACCAGTGGGGGTAATCCACACTTCCACATAGTCAGTAGTGCCGTTCATGTAAGCCAAGGCGCTTGCGCTACCTCTGGCAAATGCACTGGCATTGCCTGTACTACCACCTTGAGCCAAAGAAGTTGCACCATTCTTCATCAGAGAAATGTACAAGCCGAAGGTATCAAGTGCTGCCTGATTGCCGCCGGAACAGTTGAACTGGTAGTAGCCAGCAACGGTGGGGGTGAATCGGCTGTTGGTGGCGTCGTAACAGGCGTTGGTATCGAAGACCACAGTCTGCACAGGAACCTTGGAAGCCACATTAACAACCGGACCTACTACAGCGCCCGTTGCACTAAACGCCGGACCTTTACCTACCACCCCACTCTGCAAGTCGTCCTGACTCACACTGTTCGGTTGGCACTGACTGACGCCAGTATTGCCTGAGATTTGAGTTGTCATACGATGTTCCACGTGGAACCGTCTTCGATCGTGACGGTATTGCCGCTGTCGATGGTTACCGGACCAAAGGTGCCGCCGTTCGTACCGGCCACCACGGTCAGGTCTTCGCTGATATTCGTGTTGTTGAAAAAGATCGCCTTGACCGGCGCTTGACCGAGCATCTGCCCACCACCGACAGATGTCCAGTTGGTTCCATTCCAACCCTCCCATCCTGTAAGGGTGGTTGAAAAACGCAAACCGCCGAGTGTCGGCGATGCGTCACGCTGGGCAGTGGTGCCTACCGGCAACAGGGCTGACCCGGTACTGCTGCTCTTCTTGACGTTCAGTGCATCCTTGGCGTTGATGTCGGCAGTGATCAAAGCATTGGCTGCCGTCACGAACGCGGTGGTGGCGATGCTGGTATCGTTGTCTCCGGGAGATGGCGTCGGTGCCGTCGGATTGCCTGTGAAGGTCGGGCTTGCCAGCGGCGCGCGCGTGGTATCGGTCGGATGAACGTGATCGCCGCGGGAGGCTTCAGCGTTTGTACCAGCAGCCCCAACACCGTTCATCTCCGGAATGTCGTTGTCCGGAAGCATCCCGGCAGGGGGAAGGGCAGCAATCGTGCTCTGCACCCACGCCGTCGTGGCAATCTTGGTACTGGTGTCCTGGGCGGCCGGTGTGGGGGCGGTCGGGGTACCGGTTAAAGCCGGGCTTGCCAGCGGCGCCTTCTCGGTGTCGAGTTCGACAATGGCAGCCTGTACGTTCGTGGCGGCGACGCCTCCGGCAGGGGTGAAAGTAGTTCCGGCAGCCGTGGAAGCACTGGTCGGCGCCCGACTGGTGTCGGTAGGATGGACGTGATCTTTCCTGGAAACGAGGAAGCTGCCAGGTGTGCCGGCACTTGCCACACCATCCATGAGCGGCAAGTCGTTGCTCGGAGTGGTGGCACCGATGGTATCCAGGGTGTTGGCGACGAAGTAGGTTGTGGCAACCCTGGCGCTGGCGTCACCAATACCAGGTGTGGGGGCGGTCGGCGTACCGGTAAAAGAGGGACTGTTGATGTTGGCCTTAAGGTCGATCCCCAAACTGGCCTGTGCGCCGGTGACATCGGATGCGCCAGTACCACCTTTGGAGACAGGAACAACACCGCCGAAGTTGCCGGTATTCAAGTTGATCAGGTTCGAACCATCGATCGGACCAAACAGGTTCGGGCCGACCATGACCGGCACCTCACCAGTTCCAGGCACAGTGCTAGCATTTTTCGTTGCGGCCGTGCCAAAGCCAGGGAAGCTGTTATCGTCCCAGGCAATCGTCTTGTTGGTGAGCGTTTGCTCGCCGTCGAGGGTGACAATATCATCGACGTTGAATCCGGCAGAAATCAGGCGCGTTCCGGTAGGATCGACAGCGATGAGGTATCCGGCATTGTCCGCCAGGGTCGGCAGCTTGTCGAAAGCCGCGGCGATGTTGGCAAACTCGTTACGGATGACAGCAGATGACCCCGGACTGTTCGGGGCGGGAACTGAACCTGGTTGGAAGTATTCGTTCGACATTGTGCTGTCTCGCTCAAATGTTGGACAATTCTATCACCGATTGCCGCGCCGTTGTGTGTAATGAAAAATCGCGCTCGGGATCGTGAATTGCTCAACGTAATGGGAATCCACCACGATCATCATTTGCAGGTTCTCACCGGTGCCTTCGAGTTCCACCGACACCACGTCATTGGAGCGCCCGTCCCAATAGAAGCTGTCCCAGGTGAAGGTGTCCCAGAACGACAAGGTGGCGAAAGACATCGATCCTTCTTCAAATGCGTGGGGTAGGATTTGCTCGCTGGCCCACTCGAACGCATATCCAACCTGCATCTCTACGTAGTTGCTACCTTGTAACTCGAGAACGCAGCGACGGAACCGCTTGCGAATCCTGGGAGACTTCGCCGTGTTGATGTTGGTGTTCAAGTAGGCATTGATCTGGGCACCATCGAAACTGGTCCCGGAATCGTTCTGCATCACATAGCCTGTGCTTGTGCCGAACACATGCACCGTCCTGCCGTTTGAATTCTCACCATCGAAGCTGCAAATCACAGGATCGGGGAACAGCACGACGCCATGACCGACGATACCCTGCGGAGTGGCGGTGGTGTAAATCCCGAACCCGTTCGCGTAATAGACCCGGTACTGGCTGTTGGAACGACTCAGGGCCGAGCAGGCAAGTTGGCCAACCAGGGTTGTGATGAACGGCTGAATATTGTAGGTAAGACGGGCAGCGTCGAAGTTCCCATAGTTCTGGGATTGCTTCATCATCGTGATGCCGTGGTCATCGGCCGAGAAGGCGTCGAAGAGGTTCTGCAAAGTGCGGTCCAAGGCGCCGACACCGACGTTGTAATTGACGAACTTCCAATCCTGCGCCGATGTGCCGTAGAGAACCCACGTCGAGCTACGTGAGGTCACCTCAAGGGCGGCTGTGCCCTGGTTGCCTGGCAGGATCAGCAGGCCCGTGATCTTGCCGCCGGTGCCGATCTCCCCAGCCCCATTGACAACTTCAAAGTTGTAGGGGTTTCCGACAGCGGAATGCAATAGTGAGCTTTCCACAGCCAGGAAAAGGTGGTTCGAATGCACAAGCGCATATCTCGGTTTGCTCTGCGTCGCAACCAGGATCGGCACATACACCGTGCCATCGAATTCGAAGGCATCATTCACCCCGTCGGCACCATAGACACGCTCGTTGTCATAGTAGCCGCTGAAGTTGCCGATGGTGAAGTTATACTCCCCACCCGGACTCAGGGTGATTGCTGTTTCGGCGCCGTCGAGAGTGACTACCACCGCTCCGACCAACGCCGCACCCGCTGCGAAAAAATCCCCACCAACACCGCTGAGAACGAAATATCCGGTATTGACTCCGGACTGGATGTCACCGGAGGTGATGATCCAACGCTCAACCGTACCTGAAGCAAACCCCTGGGTGAGCGTGTCACCTTCGGAGATTTCATCCTGCAAGTTGCTGAATTGGATGGTCCAGCCGAGATCGACCTTTTCCCACCCGGTCGGAGTGCTGCGATAGATGTCTTCGGCGTCGGCGTTTTCGTTGTCCCGAAAACCGAACACCTGATCCTTGAAATAGACAACGCCGCGGATCGGGCCTGATCCAGGCACAGGCTGGATGTCAGCACGGTAGATGTTGGCCGCAGCCGCCTTGATGATCGCATTCTGCTTGATCGTCAGTTGGGTGTGAATACCTGTCGCCGTACCGATAACCCCGCTTCCAAGGTCGATGTCACCAGGAACAAACAGCGAGATGTCCATCAGTTTTCCTCTTCGACAATGGAGAACTTGGTGATCACGATGTAGGTCCCGAACGGGTCAATGTAGCAGACCGTACCCTGAAGATTGCCGAATGTGCCAACTGAACCGACAGGTGGTAGGGGTTCCCCAGGATTCATCGTCACGTCGATGGCGATGAACTCCGCACTGCTCGGAGCGGGCTGACCATCAATGCGCTCGTACCCTGGAATGCGATAGTACCCACCCTGCGAGCGGCAGGCGAAGTTGATGCAATCCCGCAAGGCCCCAGGTGTCAGATTGTAGGCAGAGGTGATCTGATCGAAGCCACCTTGAAGCGGGGTGACTTCGTACTGTACCGGTGGGAGCCCTTCGGGTCTCAGCATAGTGGGGGTCCAACCACGATCTGTGGCGCCTGGTCGAGGGTCATGCGCAAGACGATCTCGTTGTAGGCGCTGTCGGCCCGCATGACCACTTCAGGGGCGGACTCGAACATACCGTAGTGGCGCAGCGCGCGCCACACAATCGCCATCTGCCAACGCTCTGGGATGACCGGAATGTCGGTGTCGGCCAACAGGTCCGAAGGGACGGCAAGGTACTGGAACGTCAGCCAATAGGCGGTGTCTGGAACCGGCCCGATCTCGAGGTTGGTTTCCTGATTGACAGCGCAGTTCAGGGGGCGGGATGTGGTGTAACGCCTGGTGCTGAACCGCCAGTAGTCCCGGAACGCCGGCCAGCGCTGACCAATGATGAACGTCTCGTCGCTGCGATCCTCGTTGATCGAGACCCGCACGGTTTCGGTATCCCATTGACCAAGATCGGTGATCCCGAGATCGACCTGGGCATAGGTGCCCTGACCAGGGATCAGTTGCTTATGAACCTCCTTGCGGACGAATCCGAAGGCGAACTGGTCGCTGTTCAGGATTTCACGGTAGGCGCTATTGACCCAATTGATGATCCGCCTGGCTTCGCCGGTCTGGTTTTGGGTGGATGTGATTTGCCCTGAAACACCACCTTCTTGCGCGGTTCTCTGGCAGAGTTGAAGGAAATTCACGGGGTTACCTCAGAAGTAGTCTTCGCGATAGTAGCACAATGAAAACCGGCGCCGCAAGGGCGCCGGGAAAGCTGCCGCAGGAGAACAGCAGGCTTTATTACGTGGCTGAGGACAGGAGGGCTCTCAGCCACGGGGCGCCCCGGGGATTCGGATCGCTGATCACGCTGAATGGGTACTTGAGCGAAGAGGTGCGAACGATCTTGGTGGCCCGCGAACCGTCGGCCTGGGTATATTCGACCGTCTTGATCGCGTGCTCCTTGCAGGAAGCCAGGATCGCCAGGTATTTCCGACGAACACTCTGTACCTGGCCGCGGAAAAAGTATTGAGTCACGCCGTTGCAGGCGGTGAATACCGGGTCTTCGGCGTTCTTGTCGGTGGTTTCATGCACCATCACCTCAACGAACTCTTCGTTGAAGTTCAGTTCGTCGAACTGCTTCTTGTCTCCGGCGCCGCCGGAAGGTGCGGAAACCTTGATGATCTCCGGCTCGTCCGGCACATAGACGGAATCAAAGGTGATGTCGCTGGGCTTCGGAACTTCGGTTTCCGGAGAGTCGATGATTTTGGATGTGCGGGGTGCGCCCATGTTGATATGCTCCTGTTGAAAAAAAAAAGGTTGAGGTGATAGCCTGCATCAATCAGCTATCGATTGGCAATTGGTTTCAGGTTGGAAATTCGGGAACCGTGCCGAGCTTCGATATTGGTCCTTGCAGAAAAAAGGGGGTGGGCTTTCGACCCACCACCTTGTTCTGTCACACTGGTCGCTGATTAAGCGAGGTTGCCGACACCAACGAAGGCGACAGCCATCCACTGCTGGTTCAGCAGCACCGACACGCCGTACCACTTGGAGCCGACGTAGCCACGCTGGGCCAGCGGGTCAGCGGAGTCGCGGTTGCCGACCGGAATGATGCCCAGATCGAACGATTTGGCGCCACGCAGGGCGACGGTGCCGTAGGCTTCCTGACCGACGACGATCAGCGGATATACATCGATGGCAGTGCCGCCGGTGGATACACAAGCCGTTGCGCCGACCGCCGCGCCGCCGTTCTGGAACGGAACTAGGTCGGGCGAAACGACGAAGCGGAATTGCTCGAAGGAACCGATTTCGTTCTCGTGGATCGGCTTGCGGGAACCGTATGACGCGACCGGGGTGTAGCTAGGGAAGGCGGTGGTGTCACGCAGATCGGCTTCCATGTCGCTGGAACCAAAGACCAGGTACGCAGCTTCGATCGACTTCGTGTCGATGTTCGGCGTCGGCGCCAGGATGCTGGTCGGCTTGCGCGCATAGTTGCGCGCCAGTGACCTTGCGATCTTGCGCAGCATCTTGGCGGTCAGCTTACCATCGACGGTGGCGATCGTGGTGCCGGCGCCGCCGAAGAAGCGGTTCGTGCCAGCCCGGACCTTGGAGTAGAGTTCCAGTTCGCGAATGAGCATCATGCGCTCGGCGACCTGGGTCTTGAGGGCATCCTCGATGTCGTCTTCGTACATGTCGGCGACCACATCCGTGAAGGAGTAGAGGCAAGCGTACTGGACCATGACCGCGGTAATATCCTGGGCGACGATGGTATCCGGCGTCGGGGTGACACCTTCCGATGTCAGATTGGCCGTCAGCTTGGTCGTGACACGGTTCGAGGCTTCAGTTTCGACGGTGTTGGCCGGGAAAACATCGCCGATGAGGAGGTTCGGATTGGCGGCGGTCGCGTCGTAGGGAACCCAGCGACGGAAGATGATGGTCGTCGAGCTATTGCGCGGCAGTTCTTTGTTGTGGGCAGCAAGACCCAGAACTTCGCAGGGGATGGCGCGAGCGAGGATTTCACCCTTGACCTTGCCGATTCGTGGGGTCTGGGTAGCGTAAAGTTGGCCGGACATGGCGTCTTACTCCTTGATGGATTGAGGTTTGGTTTGTCACACGGCCATCAAGGTCGAATGTTTTAGGTGGCGTCTGATAGGCGCCATGGCTGTACTCTGCCAATGTCGATAGCTTTTGTCAATAGGGCTGGCGAAAAAATACCCCGGCTTGTGACCGGGGCTGCCTATCGGCGACTGCTGCAATTACTTTCCGCGACCAGCAGAGCGCTTGAGGATACCCTTGTTCTTGTTGTCGGCCTGGTTGAACTCCTTGGCGACACTGACTGGGATGCCAACCTTCTTGGCAAACGCTGGGTTGTGCGCAGCGGCCTGCATCATTTTGCGCTGGGCTTTGCTGGTCGAGGGCATGGTGGTTACTCTTCGGTCTTGGCCCGTGCCTTGCACGACGGCGCGGCGGCGGCGTACTTGCTGGTGCAGAGAATCGCCAAAGCGTCTTCCTTCAGGTTGGCGCCGGCGAAGCTGCGAGCCGTTTCACGGATGCCGCACTCGTCGTCAGTCCATGAGGTGCCGATGCCGATGCTGAATCCCACACCGGAGCCACCCACTTGCGAAGACCCCATGCAAGGTGCGGTCGGATAGACGTTGCCGAGTGCGAAGCTGGGCACGTTCTTGACTTCGTACCCGCCGGAGTAGCGAACGCTCGTGTCGGCCGGAATCGCCGCCTCATTGACGGTCAGCGTGTTGCCGCCGTTGTTGTTGCGCACGTCGGTGGTGGTCAGGTTCTGCGCATTCGACTTGGCGCCGGCCTGGGCAGCGGCAAAAGCGTTGGCGTTGTTGCGCACATCGTTGCTAATACGGTTGGACACGCCGATGTTGTTGGCGTTGATCAGGCCCTGGGCTTGACCCTGGCCCTGAAGCTGCCCTTGAAGCTGGCCCTGGTCTTGCCCTTGGTTCTGGTCCTGGGCATTGACGTTCGGCGTCGGCAGCAGGTTGGTCGCGAAAGCCGGATTGGCGAAGATTGCAACCAGTGCGAACACCAGGCTGGTGAAGATTTTCATTACGGTTTCTCCTGTCAAGTTGAGTTTGCTACGGAGACAACAGAATATCAAGCGGTGACAGTGGTGTCAATATCGCGGCCGGGTTTTGTGATCCCGACCGTGATATTTTTCACGGTTTCCTGTCAATATCCGGCTTTGGCCCGCTCGGTCTTGAAGGCGGCCATGAAGGCATCCTCTTCCGTGGCCTGGCCGGATGCTGGCTGTGCTGCCGTGGTGCGGGGAAGCACGGCATTGGCGAGACGCTGGCGGCTAGATTGTGCCGGGGCGGCAGAGGCCGGCGCCGGCGCAGTCACGACGGTCGCTTTTGACCAATCCTTGAATTCGGTCAGCTTCCTGGAAATGAACGAGGCGTCTTCCGATTCCATCAACTCCTTCCCATCTTTGATCACGTTGTCGCGCCAGATGGCGAACTGCGGGGTCTTGATCACCTGTTCCCAATCGGGATGGGCAGAACCCAGCACCTTAACTTCCATGGCCCGTTCCTGCTGGCGCTGGAAGCTGGTCAGCTTCTCGGTGACGATGCGATCCACGTCTTCGGCGGTGAAGGTGGCAGGGCCGGCGCCGGCCGGCGCGACCTGGGTGTCGCCGATCCCCTTGAGGTCTTCGCGCAGGAGTTCGGCCAGTTCCGGGAAGGCTTCGCCCAACCTGGTCAGCTTGAGGTCGAAGGAGCGCTGCTCAGATGCTGTCCGCGGCACCGCCTTCAACTGCTCGACCTGCTGAAGCAGATGTCCGATACGCCCACCCAGCTTGTCGATGGTCGCCTGCTGCTGCGACACGCGAGCCAGGGCATTGGTGATCTGCTCTTCTGTGAGACCGGCCAGCGCTGGCGCCGCGGCCGGTGTCGGTTCAGGGGTGGGTTCCGGCTCCGGTGTCGGTTCAACCTTGGCTTCCGTATCCGGTGTCGGTTCGGAGGCGGGTTCAACCACTTCACCACGTTCGGCGTTGAAACCTTTTTCGAACTCCGCGTCCATCGCGGCGTCGAGTTGTTCTTGGGTAAGTTCGGTGCTCATTGCTACATCTCCTGTTCAATGTCAAGTGCTACATATTGTGCATCAGTCGGCTGGGCCTCTGCAAGCAAAAGCCGTAGTTCGCGCATCTGGGCTCGTGTCGCCTGGGTTTCATCCCATGTGATGTTGGATTCCAGGCGCTTGCGATGTTCGGCCAGGCGCTGCTCGACATAGGCTTCGATCACCATCCATGTGGCGCTGTTGGCATCGATCCTCATTTCAGGCGATCCAACTTATAGATGGCCGTCAGATAGGTCGAGGTGATGTTGTCGAACAGGTTCTCGGCCCCCGGCACTCCGTCGCAGATCGAACGCAAATCCTGCAACTGAACAAAGCTGTCACGCAACTGGTCGAGCATTTTCTTGGGTGCTGGTTGCGGGCGTTGCCCCATGCCAACCAGCGCTTCAGCCAAGGAGTCCATTGCATCGCGAACATCCTCATAGAAGGAGGCGAGCGCCATGTGTTCAGCGAAAGATTCGGTCGCCAGGTGTTGCCGGTGGGCGGCGTCGGCGTCGGCAAACACCAGATCGACGACAGTATTCACATCTTGCATTACAGTTTCCTCAGTTTAGCCAGCGCCTCTTCGGCGCTAAAAGCCACGATGATAGGGTGCCCAAACCCAGCAAGGCTCCGATGGACATTCACTTGACTCAACGAAACCTGACCGTCCGGGGCCTTCATCTCGACGAACACGGTGGTAGGTCCCGGAGCAAGGATGATCAGGTCGGGAATTCCTGGCAGCACACCCTGAGTTTTCAGGTTCGCCGCTTCCCGAGCGTCGCGCCCACCTCCATTGGGGATGTGTGCCACGATCGGCCGCAAATCATCAGAAAGCGGTGCCCATTTGCGCCGCAGGGCGGCGACCAAGCGAGCCTGCTCACGCGCCTCCGGCTTCTTGATCGGAACAGATTCAGCCGGTTGAAGTTCGAAGTCGTCGGGGATCGGGATCACAGCGAGTCACCATATCCGGCAGGAGCCCGCCCGGGAGGCTCGATCTTTTCCACAGCGCTTTCAACCACAGCTTGTTGTTTTGCCAATTCACCGTCGGTCACCCGAGCTTCTTGGGCGCTAAGGTGACCGAATTGTGCCAACTCCCGCGTCAGATCAACATCGGCACCCTTCATCGCAAGTTGCGCCTTGATGGTGTCAATGCTGAGTTTATCGCGTTGCGCGAGTTCCATGATCAAAAGCTCACGGCGCAGTTCGAGTTCAGCCATCTTGACAATGCCCGTCGTCTTGGTGCGCTCGTTCTCGGCTTCCACATAAGCGCGATCGCGATCGATGTCGCGGGCAATGCGCGCCTGGTCGGTGGCAACCACCATCTCGGTCTTCTTGAGGTCACCTTCGGTCCTGATCTGGGCAACCTGCACGCGCGGATCGGGCGGGGCTTCTTGCTGCATTAGCGCTTGCAGTTCAGCCTCGGTGAATTGCACATCGCTGGGTTCTAGACCGTTCAGCTTCGCCACCTCCTTGAAGTAGCGGGCCGGGTCGATGCCGAAATTCGGGTTCGCGATGAGTTGCGGGACCACCTGGATCAGGAAAGTGGCGCGCATGTCCTTGATCACCAGGGCGCTGGACCCGCGCGGGATGACCTGGAAGTCACCCTTGATCGAATCATCCTCGCCAAACTCCATCATCCACTCGTAGTACGAGGTGACGTGCGGCTTTGTGATGGAATCGTCGAAGATGCGGGCCATGCGGCGCAGCAGGCCCGAAGCGTTGGCCACGAGAATCTGCATCCCGCCGACGGTTTCCGGAACGCCGGTGGGTCCCTGCTGCCCTTGCAGCAGGATCGGCAGGCCGGTGACGTTCTCGGCCATCTTCAGCACGAAATTGACGGTCTCGAGCAGTTCCTGCTGGATGCTGGGAATCTGGACGGCGTTGAACGCCTTGGTCACGTCCGGGATGTCGGCATCCGGCTTGAGCAACCACACCTTCCGCGGTGTGATGACCCAGCTTCCATCCGCCGGGATGATCGAGCCGCGACCAAGGATGATCTGCGGGCCGCTGGACAGGCCGGCGTTCTCCATCATCGAACGCACCGTGGCGTTCAGGATGGACTGGCAGGCGCGAATCTGACGGGCAATGCCGATACCCCACGGACTACCGGCAGTGCGCTGCCAGCACATGAAGTCGTAGGGGAATTTCCCGGCACTCAGGGGGGCCAGGTGCGCCTTGATGGGGGTATCGTTGATGATGGTGATGACCGCAGCCACACCACCCTCGATGTCACCGCAATCGCACCCCATGGCGACCACATCCTCGACCGACAGGAACCCGTGGTAGTACCAGATGTGGTAGTTCTTGGCCACCTGGTCCGAAGATTCGTGGGGCGCCTTGACCAGGGCAGTGGTCGCGTTCTCTTGCGGTCCCTGCCTGAGAACTTCCTCGATGGCCGACGGGATGTACCCCGGGGCGGCGATCAGTTCGCGCACCTGCTTCTCGGTCAGGTTGTCGTGCTCGATGAAATACTGACCGTTGTGGATGTTGTCTCCGCACGCTGGATCGGGGAAGGCGTTCCAGATCGAGATGCACTTCGATTCCGGCACGATCTCTTCGACCATGACCAATTGGTCGCCATCCACCTTCCGCGAGACACGCACGGTTGGGATCGGGCCGCGCATGATGCCGGTGCCCAGGCGGGCCGCGTCATCAACCAGGCGACGCAGTTCCCGGCCGTAGCCACACTCCTGCAAGGCGTCGTCGATCCAGCGTTCGGCGCCGCGCGCGGCGATCCGCAGCTTGTCTTCGACCGATTTCTCGACCTGCTGTTGCTGGATTTGTTGCGGTGCAGCAGGCATCCCGTTCTGATCAACCATCGGTGCCTGGCCCGGCGGGGCACCCATTTCCTGTGGAATCGCCGTCCCGCGCATCTCCTGGCCACCCATGACCGCGAAGGGGATCGGGCTGGGAACGATCGAGAAGGCCCGGTCATCGACCGGACACAATACCTCAATGACCTTGGATGCAGCAGTCTCGACGTAGGGGCGGGTGATGTTCAGGAAAATCTTGGACTTGAAGTCGTTCTTGGGCTTCGCGAGCAGCGGTGAGCCAAGGGTCATCCCTTTGTAATAGGCGACGCGCGAGCTTTCCTCTTCACCCTCGTAGTACGCCTGGTCTTCGGCCCATTGCGTCTCGATACCCAGGCCGGCGCGATACCGCACTGCCTGGTCACGACGTTTCAGCAGGACCTGGGCAAGCTGTTCGCGCACTTGTTCCTGCTTTTGCTCGCGACCCTGCTCTTCCTGGACGATCTCTTCGAGGGCTTGTTCGGGATTGGCTTCGATGGTCATAGGATTCCCCGCATGACACGGTTCAGAACGCCCGTGTCAGTACTTGTTAGTGGCTGCCCGGCTTCATCGACCA